AGCTCTTTCAGGAGCACAAGCCGGGAGTATTTCACCAGTAGTGAATTTAAATTCATGTGGTGAACTCCAATTAGCTATTCTTATGCCGTTATCTAATGTTATTACTGGACATACTTTATCCATATTATTTCCTTCCTATTTATTAGTAAGACAAAAAAAGGGGTATACATTACGTATACCCCTGTAGCTTATGACAAATTAGTCATTAAGCCAAACTTGAAGATTGTTTCATCTTTAAGTTTTCTGATTGGCTGAACAGAACGCCTAACATTAGTATCAGATAATAGTTTATCTAATCGTTTAGCGTCTTCATCAGTCATATCATCATTCCTTACATATAAGAATCTCTTATGTGCAGGGTTTTGACGATAGACTTGTTGCCAATCTTCGCCCTTCTTCCACTCATCTGTGAACCAGAAAGGACTTCTGGTTGTTTTAGATGTTTCATTTTGATTGTCTACGTATGTCATATATGACCTCCTATGTTATTAGTTAAGGGTAACAATCACAAAAAGGAGTTAAATAATAGTAATCTGAGTAGGCGTAAGCCTACACCTTTTTTTATATAGGACATTTTTAGTCTTATATTTGAAGAAAGGGGGATAGTATTAAATACCCCTAAACTATTGCTAAAGTCTCACCGCTTATGATTCACTAAATTGTTCCTTAGATAGTGTCAAGCATCGGCTACATTATTGGTGGGTAACTAACGTCTATATCTTGGCCAGCAGTCCGGTGTTTCCACATGGTGCACTCCAAACCGTTGGCTATAGATCACAGTTAACCAATCATAATCGTACCGAAAGTCGGATTAATCCGTACGGCTGTCGACATACCACGATGATAACTTTAGCAAAAAAAGGTGTAACAGATTGCTCCACTACACCTTAATTAGTTATTTATTAAAGAACTTATATATCTTATACCAGATTGATTCTTTAAAGTCTTGAATACGTTCCTCTAAATCCATTACTTCGTTAACGAGTTTAGTCTCAGACTTGTCTAATTCATCTACTCGATCCTCTAACTGATTTGTATAAGCCACAGTACTTATGTACATCGTTGCTAATTTAATAGGGGTAACTTCATGTATAAGGGCATGAGAATCATCCCATATTTCAGTCATTCTTTCTAAATCCTCTGTTAAACCTGAGTCGTGCATGCAAACCTCCCTGTTTATTAATTGGTACTTTCTTTATGATTGTACCAAAGAAAGGCGTAACAGATTACTCCATTACGCCTAATTGACATCATTGATACTGAGAAGGTATCTTATCATCTGAGTTGTTGAACCACTCATCATATTCCCAGCACGCTGGGCATCCATCGTGCCAGAAATGCTCTTCAGCATTGAGAGGACAGGCTATTTTAGATAGCAAGTCCTTGATAGGTGATGTAAATCTACCACAAGGTAGATAACAGTACAATTTGAATAGAAACATTTCCATGTGATTACCTCTTGAGTTAGTTAATAACACATACAAAAAAAGGTGTAACAGATTACTCTACTACACCTTAATTGTTTATCCAAATGTTTCTATCATATAACTATGACACTCTGGACTACAACATCCACCATGTAGAATCACCACACTTGGTACAAATACACCATTACAACCGGGACATACCTTTCCATTTAGCATTTCTCCCATGAGTTCATTTTGCATCTTATCCATCTCTTCTTTAGTTCTACCATCACCAAATTCAATATTATATGGATATTCATTCTCTATTTCATCTTCTTTATTTACTTCTTTACAATTATCACTACAGAAGAGATCATCACTATCATACATATAAACATCTTTAATTTCTTCTCCACAAACAATACATATATTCATTATTATTACCTCTTGAGTTAGTTATTAAACATATACATACAAAGGCGTTTTTTTGTTCTTAATATTATGAACAGAGGAAGGCAAGCCTAATGGTGTACTGCCATCTCCCATCATGATTCATACTTTTCAAGTTGTTGAGAAAGTATTAGGAATCCTCTGTTCAATTATAAGTGTTATTGAAGTAACAGTCCGTCTTCAAGGTATTTGCTGAACCTCTGATAATAAGGTCTATCCCTACAGCCCGAAAATATATACTTGCCTATATCAGCTTAGCTTTCCATACTCTCTCTTGACTGTAGATTTTAGTCACCTATTACTTCAATTTTAGTTACAATAAAAGACTTAAGAGATACTTACAGGTTTCTAAAACCCTGTTAATGGTATACTTGCACATAAACTGGCAAAACCATTTACCTTTGATAGAGGTATCTCTAAAGTCACAGAAGGGAGTGTCTTAACTCAAGAGTATCCCAATTAATAATCATAGAGCTATCAATGTGACAGTGATAGTCTAGTGAATCTTTCGCACAGTTATGTGTGCAATTATCTACACTAATAGCTCTAATTATTTAATTCTTTTGCTTATAGTCTAAAGACCCAGCAATACAATCAACTATACATCTTCTAAGCTCTATCACCTGCTTATCTGGGTGTGATACTTGTTTGTATTGCTTAAGTCTGATATAACGACTTATCATCAGCCTTGGAAAGAGTGTGAACGATATATCAAAAAAAGGTGCAACATAAGTTACACCTAATTATTATAGCCCAGAGAATAGTACCCAGACAACTGTAGACATTCCCCAGATTATTACCACTGTAAGTAAAGTAAGGAATGTTACTATTACAAAATTACAGAGGAAGTCTATGTATTTTGATAGGTTCATATGAGTTAATTACTCCTTTCACACAAAGGCGTGTATTAGTGTCCCTCCTGCTACGGGTATGGCATAGCCATAGGGGTAGCGAGTGGACAATGGGTGGGTAAGGTATACTGAGCGTAGCACCTTGATTTCTAACGTAGTTAAAAAGTAAGGCATAACACCGAAGTGTTACACCTTACATTAGTTATGAGCTGGGATTTGATTTAACTTCATCCTTGACTGCTTTAACTACGCCCTTAGCAGAGCGTATAGTTACACGGCCTATAGCCTTGAACAAGCGACCAGTCTTCTTAGCAGTGTTAGATAGTTTAGTAGTGTTGATAGTTATAGTCATGATAATGACCTCCTTGAGTTAAGTTACTAAGTAATACATACAAAGGAGTCATTGCATAACGTAACTCAACCGGAAATTCTAACGTAATAAATAACCCGCCCCCCGATTTGCATCGGGGTAGGTAACGTAAACTTCTCTCACGCACACTGTAAATAATTTTTAGGAACTTTCATTACTCTCAAGTAGTTAATATTTAGTACTTTACATGAATCAACTTAAAGTGTTACATTAGCATATGCCAAAAAAAGTAGTTTACGAAGTTTTCAATACTGATACCGGGGAGTTTGAAGACAGGTTAGCAGATGAAGAAGAGGTAAAAAAGGCTTTTGAGGTATATTTCAAAGATTATGAATTTTATGAGGCAGAGCGTAAGATAGTAGATTCAATAATTCAAATGCACATAAACGGCAAAATACACCCTAAATCCAATATTGTGAATTAATCCATGAATTTAAGTAATACATATATAAGTAATATATTACTATGTAAGCTTCTTTATATAGACTTACGTACATACTATTGTAATACATATATAAGTAATACATTACTAAGAGAGTATAATGGATAGAATCAAACGTAAAGTCGGGGGACAGATGCAAGAGTACGATGTATTCGATGGTAGAGAAGACCCGGTAGAACGTTTAAGTCCAATTTATTGGCAAGAGGGAACTAAAGGTGACTGGGTATATACTGATGATGGGTATGTAGCCCAGTGCCTTGAGCGTAAAACCTACACAGACGCTCATAAACGTACCAAGACGCTTGTAAAGCTTACATGCGGGGTGCAATGGGTGCAGCCGAACTCAAAGCTCCTATATGAGCCAAATAAGGCTGCTGGCATATATTCTATGGTTAAGCCTAGGTCTTGGCAGGAAAGGGAAGTTAAAAGGCAGCGTACATCTAATGTGGTAACTGCATATGTGCAACAGTTGATGGATGGACAGAAACCAGACTGGTCAATGCTGGGTAATATGTATAGACCAGATCAGAAGATACCTGAAGCAACCGTTAAAAGATTATTCAAACAAAGAGTGATAAAGAATATGGTAGAAGAAAAAATGAAAGAAGTCCTTGCATCCAGAGGGGTTAGCAAGGGATTCGTACTAGATACAATGCTAAAGGCAATAGATATTGCCGAAGGCAAGCAGGATGTGTCCAATATGCTGCGTGCAGCAGAGAATTTTGTAGACATGTTAGAGATGAAACCCTCAAGAAAGGTTACTACCGATACATTACAGATCGATATGTCCAGTCAGATCATGGATAAGATTGAAACTGAGGAGAAGAAACTGATCGCATCTAGGAAAACAGAGGAGAAAACCAAAGATGAAAGCACTTTACCGTGAAGATGACCCTGTTAGTCACCCAAAACATTACACACAAGGCATTGAAGTCACAGACTTTATTGCATCATGGCAGATGGATTGGTTCAGGGGTAACATTATTAAGTACATCGTGAGGTGTCCATACAAGGGAAACCCGGTGAATGACTTAGAAAAGGCTAAATGGTACATAGATGATCTAATAAGTCGTCTAGAGAATGATGAAAATCCGCCCTCAGCTTGCTTCTAAAGATACAAAAGGATGGTATATAGATATGGCAAGGAAGCGTTGCTGCAATTTTACTTCAGGAAAATGCATTGGAGGGTTTTTTAAGGTGTTTGGATACCAAGTTGTTAATTGGGAAGACCCTGATTTTTCTAATAAGAACTGTGTTGCTCATAAGAAATGTAAATTTTTTGATAATTATGTTCTCCAAGTGCCCAAAGAAGTGTAATAGTATCTGCCCGCATGCAGGAGAGCAGGATGAAAATCTACATTGTGGGTTTATTGCTGCTCCCTTCAGGGCTACTATGGTTGAGAATTTACCTGATTGTCCGTTAAAGATGACAAAGTATCAGGTAAGGAAGTATGTTAAAGGTAGAATTTGGAAAAACTAGATAAAATTAGAGAAAAACTTAAAGATGATATTATCCTTTTCGGTAAAATCTGCTTCCCAACGATGTTCTCAATCGACTCACCTCCTTTTCATCATGAGATAGCAGACATTCTCGCAAATAAAGAGAACCGAAAGGTTAGTATCATTGCCCCACGTGGGCATGCCAAGTCATCGCTTGTTGCATGCGTCTTTCCACTCTGGCATATATTTACTGATGTGGGGCAAAAGTTTATCGTCCTCTCCTCAAAGACTGAAGGCCATGCTGTTCGTCTACTCCAGACGATCAAGAATGCTCTTGAATACAGCATGGAGCTTCGGTCTGTATACGGATACTGGGGACAACACTCTTCAAGACAGTGGACAAGGACTGAAATTGTATTAAAAGACGATACAATGATTATGTGCAGGGGTACAGGACAGCAGGTAGTTGGATTAAAACACGGGAATCAGCGTCCTACGCTGGTAATACTGGATGATCCTGAAGATATGAACAATACTAAGACCTCAGAAGCTATGGAATTTAATTTAAGATGGCTTTTGCAGGCCTTGATACCGGGACTTGATGCTAAGAGGGGAAGAATTGCAGTTATTGGAACTCCGCAGCACCAACGCTGCATGGTAGAGATGCTTCAGCAGATGTATGATTGGAATGCATTAAGGTATAAAGCCCTCCAAGATGACGATACTGCTCTCTGGCCTGAGATGTGGCCTGCAGATAAATTAAAAGCAGAGAAAGAATCCCTAGATTCCATAGGAAGGGTGTCTTCTTTCTATCGTGAGTACCAATGTGAGATAATTGGAGATGAGGATCAGCTATTTAAGGAAAAATATCTACAATATTATGATGGAGACTTAAAATTTGTCGATGGAGAAGCCTATATGGAGCTTGGATCAGGTAACTGGATACCGGTAAACGTATTTATGGGCGTTGATCCAGCATCTTCAGTAAGAAAACATGCCGACTATTCTACAATTGTAGCAGTGGCAGTTGATTCTAAGAACAATAAGTACGTTCTACCCTATTATCAGAAGCGAGCCACCCCCATGAAACTGGCAGATGATATTATTTCTTACTTTAAAAG